GGGATGGCATCGGGGTTTCCGTTCCGCGTAGATGCGCAAAGCGCGAGGGTGGTGTGGAACTGCCTATGTATATGGTTGCGACCTGCGCGAGCTGTTGCAAGGCCTGCAAAGGACTCGAAGGTTCGCTAGATCGTTCGTGCCGCCTTTAGAAAGCGGAATGATGTGATCGACAGTGAGGTCGCTTAGCGTCCCACACTGACTGCACCAGGGCTGCTGCTCTCTTAGCTTGCGAGAGAGCCTGCGCCAGCTGGCACCATACCCACGCTCGGTCGCGCTGGGTCTATCCCTACTATTACTATCTAGGCATTCAGCGCAGCGCGCTGCTTTGCCGACTTTGCCGCACTTGATGCAGGGCCTGAGCATTTAGTCATCATCGTCGTCATTGAACGACTCGAAGTCAAGGACTCGGTCCTTGTCAGCGTCAGATAGGGAGGTATATGCATCAAGCGACGAGCGCACCACTCGAGTGAGTAGGGTCTCGATCGCGTCAAAGCTGAGCTCTTGATCGACGCTTAACTCGGTACCAACGGCGCCGATGTGAACTGAGATCTGCAGAGTCATAGGCTGGCCTGTCTGGACACAAAGATGCCCGAGTGTGAGAAGTCTATCACATCGACCACCCCACACGCAAGGAACACGACCGTCTTATTCTCTCGGCGTGTCGAGCAAGAGCCCGAGTCGTGGCCACTCTGTCCTGTCCCAGCTGTGGCCTTTGCCCCTAAAGCAAGGGCAGTCCTCGGCCGCGCACCTGCAGCCGTGGTCTCTGCACAAGATGAGCCCCTGGTCTAGCTTGATGATCAGCTGGCTGGCACAGAACGGGCAGCGAAGCCCAGTGCGCAACGGCTCTGGCCTGTTGCCTATGACGACCTCGATGTGTGAGTGGTGCCCTTTGATTTCAGTCACGATCTCCTCGAACCACTCGGGTCGGTTGCTTTCTGGCCAGGTGTGAAGACGCGCTGCGCACCAAGCCAACGAACGAACTGGATTCCTGTTGGGTGTGGGCTCGTCTTGATCTGCGGCGCGCAGAGCGCCTTCCCACCTAAGTGTATCACTGCCGAGCTTGATCTTTGTGTCCAACACACCAACGCGCAACGGCATTCGAGGGCCTGGGACGGTGCGTGCACCGCTCGGGCCAGACCTGCCTGGGAGCATCGCAGCCCCAAGGCGAGAGTACCACTCGACCAGGTCGAGGGTTAAGACGGCGATCTCGGCTAAAGGCTCAGACACCAGAGCTCCCAAAGCCAGAAGCACCGCGCTCTGTTTTGGGAAGCTGATCAACCTGCTGAATGGAGACGCCGAGCGAGAGGTTCGGCATAAGCACGTACTGGACCAAGCGCACTCCGCGAGTGACGAGAACGGGCTCGGCGGTCAGGTTCCAGACGCCAGCGAAGAGGGGGCCTGTGTAGCCGCAGTCGATCACGCCTTCCATCACCATCAAGCCGTACTTCTTCAAGGTCGAACTGCGCCCCGTCAACCAGCCCCACGTGCCCTCGGGCAGTTTCACCGCGACGCCAAGCGGCACGTCGGCGAAGGCCTGAGGAGCGATGGTGGTGTCCGTATCCACGAACAGATCGAAGCCAGCGTCATCGTTGTAGAACTTCGCAGGTCCTTGCCCAGTCTCGGTCAGTGCGGTCCAAAGTAGCTCACTCATTCCAGTCCCCCTCGAACTCCTTCATCGAAGCGACGACTGGCACTTCAAGCTCTGCCAGTGCAACGCTGTCCTGCCCGATGTCGCCGAGCACGACGACTGGGATATTGTGGTCAACGGCGTGCTGAATCTCGAGCACGGTGCCGATGGTCAAAACGCCACGCACCAGCACGGCGATGACGACGTCGGCTTTGGACAACAGAGCCAGGTTCGCGTCGTGCACGGTGCCATCTGGCGCCAAGTCGGTCGGAGCGGTCCAGGCGGTTGACGGGTCAAAGACCCAGGCCTTGTCCTTGTATGACTCTTTCACTTCGGCCTTGAGGCGCGCGATCTCGGTGCCCTCGGCGAAGTCAAGCGGTGCTGCTAGATAAACGATCATTTGAAGTCTCCCCAGTGTCCGAAGGCGCGAGAGAACTGCGCCATCTTGGTGTAAATAGCGATATCGTGCCAGGTGTCGTCGCTCGGCGATCTGCCGTCGGCATAAGCACCGATCAAGCGAGCGACCTTGCCCAGCAGATAAAACGCGACGCCGAGCTCCTCGTTGGTCACTTTGGTCGGCTTGCCGATCATCTGCGACATCGCGAAGCCGATGATCTTCAAGTCCGCGCTGCCATACTCGATCGCCTTTGGCAAGACGTCGCCGAGTTCGTCATTCGCGGTCTGTGTCCACCAGCCGACAAGGTCGTCAGTGCTGGTCTCCCACTTTGGATTCTCCTCGCCCGACAGAAGCCTGGCCAGGTTGCGCCAGTCGTTCGGGTTCTCCTTTGGGTTCTGTTCCATTAGAGCCACGCCATCGTCGTCGGGCTGGTACCAAGCAGGCCGACAGAGGCACCGATCTGCGCCTCGATCTCTTGAATGCAGGCCCTCTGAACCTCGTCCAGCTGCACCTCGCTCTTGCCGTGCAGCTCTGGAAAGAGGTAGTCGAACATAGTCAGCGCCACCTTGACGGTCGGAGCGCCGCCGTTCGCGATGATCGCCTGGCGCACCAGGTTCGGGTCGAACTGGCCGACTCTGCGAATCTTCTTGGTCACTGTCGTGCGCTCTGGCTCGATGCCCAGCGCGTCCCAGCTGGTCTCGCCACCAAGCGGCCCAGAGTTGCCAGATACACGAATCGGATAGGTGCGAGCCGTTACCCAGACGGTGAAGAGATCGACCGCGCGGTCCCAGGGGCTAATGCCAGCCTGGCCCAGGAAGTCGATCGCTCGGCAGTCCTGAGAGGTGCAGAAAGGGTAATATCCTGCGTGCAAGCCCAGGCCGTAGCCCTGCGTGCCCTCGATCAAGGCGGTGCCGCCTCTTTGCAGGTGCTCACGAATCAGGCGAGAGGTGTCAATGCCGCCGCCGTAAAGATCTGCCTTGCGCATTAAGCGGTCGGCACGAGCTGCACCGATGCCCTTGCTGGTGCTGCCGACTCGCTCGGTCATACCGCCGTCGGCTTCAATGTCGTGGTGGCGAGGCTCCAGAATGGTAGCCTGGTCGTCGATGATCAGACGAGCGGTGGCTTGGTAGCCTGCCCTATCCAGCTGCTCGAGTTCATCGTTGAGCACCTGCATATCGATCTCCGAGCCAGCTGCGATGATCAGGTCAGACTCTGGCGCTGTCACTGCGTTGACTGGCACGGTGCGCAACCGCCAGGCGAAGTCTGCCTCGCCGTCTGGTCCTCTGCCGATCACTGTGTGGCCAGCGTTGGAGCCTGCCACTCTGATGCCCAAGAACGGCACCTGGCTGGTCGCAGATAGATGACCTGCGACTGCTCCTTTGCCTTCACTTCCGAACTGACCGCCTACTACGGCGATGAGGTGTCCTGCCATTACGTCCCCCCTTAAAAGGTTACTTCGTTGGTTGTTGTTGTAGTCCAGTAGCTCGGGAACACGGTTGCCGACTGGACTGACCAGCACTCGTGACGAGCCAAGATGAACTCGTATTGCTTTGCGATATTGCGCATTGATCTCTTCTCGAGGTAAAAGCTCGGGGCCCAGCGAACGAGGCCGAAAGTGTAGCGCCTCTTAAGAAAGCAGTCCACCTCGACACGCAGGTCGATCGGTGTGACGTCGGCTTCCAGCTTGAAGCCGCAATACTGGAAGAGCCAGATCGCAGACCTGCATCGCCTGCACTCAGACTCGACCGCCTTCTTATCAAGCACCTTCTTTCTCCTGTCCTTGGTCTAGCTCCGAGTAACTGACCGACCGTCCCCCCTTATAGGGGGGGACGAAGTCGGTCAATATGCTCTCCGCGTGTGCCGATACCTGACCGACCCCGAGGCGGTGAATATCGGTCAAGTCGGTGAATCTGTTTTTACTCATCGAGCAGCCCCTCGAAGCTTTGCAGCATACCGACAGCGAAGGGCTTGCGGTGCTTGAAGTAGCGGCCGTTGCCTTGGGCACGCAGCTCTAAGAAGCCTCGGTTCTCCAGCCCTGCCAGTGCCTGCTTGATCTGGTCAGAGCCGCCCTCGACCACCTGAATGATCTGGTTCGTGCTCATCTCCTGGCCGTGCTCTGCCATAAACTCGGAGACGCGCTGCATCAAGCGGTCGCGTGGCGAGGACGCGGCTGTGCCGCCTGAGATACCTATTTCGATCTTGTCGCCTTGTGAGACCAGATCGGCGGTGCCGATGTAGCTGGCCTCGAGCGCGATGCCACGGACGAAGCCTGGGCGATCTTTCGTCACTTTCAGGCGCAGCTTGCCGTTGGAGCCTCGACCGAAAGGCGTCTCGACATCGACTGAGATCGCGACGCCGTCAATATCCGCGCGCTTGGCCTGGGCGCCGATGGCGTAGTTGCCTCGCGTGTCCTTGCTCTTTGTCACGTGATCGATCGTCAAGACCGCCGCGCCCCACAGGCGCAGAGGCCGAAGTACGACCTGGCTGAACTGCGTGGCGTCTTTGTTCTTCTCCAGGTCCAGGCCCAGCAGGTTCATCGCTGCATTGACTCCGTCCATCACGAGCAAGGTCGGGCGGCCGTCTCTGATCGCTGGCAGAAGCGCCTGCTGAGCTTCGGCGTCATACGGGCCGTCTGGGTTGGCGTAGTGGAACTGCTCGAAGTGCTGCTGCTGGACGCCGAGTGCCTTCAAGCGGCTTCGAATGCCCCGACCCGAATCCTCGAAGTCCACGTAGAAGACGGTGTGCCCTTTGACCAGCTCCTGGCGCACCGCTTCCAGTGCCACCCAGGTCTTTCCAGACTCTGACTCGCCGAAGATCGCGTTGATCTTTCCAGCGTAGAGCAGCGCCTTGCCGTCGGTGCGGTACAAGACGCAAGGCTCGGGCTCTGAGTCCTCTGCCGCCCAGTCGAGCTTCTTTGGGTGCCAGCTGGTGGTCGGCTCTGTCGCCTCTGGCGCCTGGAAGTCTGGCGCTGGCGCTTCGAGCATCTGCGAGACATCGACCAGCTGCAAGCTCGGGCTTGAGGTACCGAAGCCGAGATCGCGCAGGGCTCCTGCCGCTGCCTTGAAGTCGCCGCCGTGGTTGACCAGCGTGTACACCGCGAACTTGCTATAGGCGCGCTCAGACTCGAACTGCGTGCTGGTGCTAAAGACATAGAAGAAGTCCTGGCCGTCGAAGCCAGTCGTGGCCGAGATGCCGTCGTTCTTGCCTGGCCTGCGCCACGCGGTGGTCGGCCCCTTGGTGTAAACCTT